CAGTGGCCCTCTGTTCACTGAAAACACTTCAGCCTTAGCTATTCACTGAAGTTTAGGGTTCAACACAAAGATAGGGACCAATTAAAAATAAAGGTTTTAGGCTATCATGCTACCCCCCCCCAGACCCGTCCAATAGACCCTGACGACCAAATGAGGAAGGGTCTATTAGGGTCTGGAGTGGGCGGGCTTTTGCGCCCGCTCCAAACCCTAATAAACCCTTCAGAACATCTGACAGACATCCTTATAGACGTCAAAAAATGTATATAATAATTAATCCCACAACCTAACAATCCTGGAACTCCAAAAAGTTCCAATATCCAACATATTTGCGTGACGCAGGTATGGACTTTCCCATATAAAAAATAGTGGCTCGGGGGTGGGGGTATAGTATTACCCCCCACCCCCCTACCTCTACCATTATAAAAAACCCACCCAACCGAGCGGCGAGAAGCAAAGCGACGAGACGGCGATGGCAGATACCTCTACCCCTGCAAGATGCAATAGCTACTGTTTCACTTGGAATAACCCTGGCGAGACAGCACCCACCTGGGACGAGTCGAAGATGTCGTACCTGGTGTACCAGTTGGAGCAAGGCGAGAACGGTACCATCCATTGGCAAGGGTATGTCGAATTCAAGAGGCAGACCCGCCTGACCACAGCCAAGAACTTGCTGGGGTCCAACACCATTCACCTCGAAGCTAGACGGGGCACCGGCCAAGAAGCAAGTAATTACTGTCAGAAAGATGACTCCCGTGTCCAGGGATCCGTTCCTATCATCCTCGGAGTGATAAGGTTACCTACCCCTGGGAAGCGAAACGACCTCCTCGAGTTCAAAGATGCTGTGAAGAACGGGAAGAGAAAGAGGGACCTAGTGGATAACCATTATGGTACCCTTGCTCGCTATCCCAAATTCTACAATACTCTAACTCTTATGAACAGACCAAGAACTATTGAAGCGCCTCAAGTCATATTGCTCATTGGTGAGCCTGGCCTCGGAAAGACCAGATATGTCTATGAGAGACATCTGGCAGATGACGAGCTTTACGTTGCCCCCCTCTCTAATGGGACTCCCTGGTATGATGAATACGACGGTCATGAAGCGGTTCTCCTGGACGACTTCAGCGGTAGTTCATCCCATATGCAATTGGTCACATTGTTACGACTCATTGATAGATACCCAGTCATGGTCCCTACCAAAGGAGCACACTGCTGGTTCCAGCCTAGAACCATCTACATCACCACCAACATCCTTCCGAAGGACTGGTACAAGTGGGAAGACCGTGGTGTGCAATACCTGGCCTTGGCTAGGCGTTTCTCCAAGGTCATCCTCTTCTACACCCCCCTTTCTGCAGAAGATCCTGGCCAGGTCGAACAGAACCTTGGAGAATGGTGGGTTGAAAACGCACCACAAGAAGCAATGAAGTATTATGATTAATAAAAAGCTTTATTGCATCAAAAAATCAATCAATTAAATAGAATCTTTAGAGTGAGAGAGAGAGAGAGAAGAAGAAAAAATAAAGTTAAGCAGTAAAAACTCCTCTAACTTTGTACTCAAGTTGAGGCACCATAGAAGAATTGTTGGTATTAATAATCAAATGAAAAGAATTATCTACAACATCAGTCACAGTTCCCGTTACCCCAGAGTTGTAGTTAATCAAACAGTTCGGCTTCAAGTTTATCTTGAAGAAGATGGCCGCTCCACTCTGTAGGCCAGCATCGATAGTCCTCTGAGATATTTTGTGGATTTTATCATACATCACCACAAATCTCCCCAGATTAGCCAAATTTTGGAACATGTGTAGGGCGACAGTGGCCGTCCCCGAGGCCATCACGTCCTCTCCTTGCGCCTGCGCTCCATTCGTCTGAGTATCCTTGTAAACAATCACTCTAATAAGAGACTCTTGATCAGCTGTGACATTCGCAGTCTGAGGAGAACAAGAGATGTTACACCGTAATCTCAACTTCTTAAGAAACACCTTTCTCCCCTGACGATTGGTGATATCATCTCCTTGAACAGGGCTGAACAGACTTAATGCTCCTGTAGTATCATATTCTGTTCCGATCCACGATCCTGTCACTGCAGCGATAGTAGTCGTTGGTAACTGAGCGTCGAAGTAGTGGTTATCAGCAGTGATCATTCCACCAGGTGTTCTCCTGACAAAAATCCTTGGGTTCTCTCTTGCATAGAAGGCCCCACTTCTCATTGCAGGACCAATAGGAGCCACCCTCTTTCGTTTGTTCATACCAACTTGAGATGGTCCAGAACGTTTTCTCTTGTAATCAGGCATTTTCAAAACAAACCAAAAAAAGTAACCTCCAAAAAACAGCCAGTGGCCCTCTGTTCACTGAAAACACTTCAGCCTTAGCTATTCACTGAAGTTTAGGGTTCAACACAAAGATAGGGACCAATTAAAAATAAAGGTTTTAGGCTATCATGCTACCCCCCCCC